TCTAGTTTATCCTACGCAACAAATTCACAGGAAGGCTCCCTCAATAGTTTCACAGGAGAGGGGGCTACTGTGTCTTCTAACAATAACACCACAGATACATCAACATCGAATACCTACAACGGTGCTGGGTCATCCAGTGAGATACCAGTAGGTTCAGCGATAAGTCCATCTTACATGAGTAACGGTATGGACACTTGTCTCAAAGGAACTGGAGGTTCCTTACAGACTGTGGGCGTAGGGTTCTCTAGTGGTGGCTACGAGGTTGACCCTAACTGTGACAGGCGCAGGGATGCAAAACTGTTATCAGACTTAGGTATGAAGGTGAGCGCAGTGGCTAGGTTATGCCAGTCGCTTGACGTATGGAAGGCCATGTTTATCTCTGGCACACCATGCCCCATCTTATCTAATGGTAAACTTGTAGTTGGCAAAAGAGCATTCTTAGTAATGAAGAGACAACCAGAAACATACATTCCAGATTACAGTAAGAAAACTAAAGACTGGTACAACACTTTACTTAACATAGGCGGGGGAGAAGCTACAGATGAAGAAGATGATAATACCTCTATTAGTGCTAAGTTCCGTAGCTCACTCAGATGAATACGATGCGCTCCTAGAATCTAGCCAAGCCATAGTAGACCAGATTACACAAGGGGTCTTACTAGTAGGTGCAGCTACAGAATATTCCTACCAAGGCGATGCCCTGTCATCAGGGAACCTCTCAGACACCGCTCACATCTCTTCTGAGCAACTTCAGGCTTACAATGATGCACTCTATGGCATGAACACTTATTTGCCTTACGGGGACATACAGGAGGTTCTAGAGGGTAAGGCGATGGGTGAACTAGAGTTAATGGACAACGCCATCGAGACCTTCACCGAAGTTGTGGTGGACATGATAGCTGTACAGCAGGTGGCGGAGATTGCCTCTGAAGCACAGACTCCACAGGAAGAAGCTGAGGTACAAGAGTTTGTTACAGCTAATGTAGAAGTGCTTACTATCGACCAGGAAGAAGTAGATACATACAACCAGGCTGTCGATGACATAGAGACACACGCTAACAATGCCTCTGCGTTCCTAGCAGTTGCAGGTAATGAGCAAGCTGTAGAGTTCCTAGAGCAAGGCATCGAGAACGCTAACACAACCGCAGAGCAGACTAACATCTTCTATGATGCAAATGCTCAGTGGGTAGCGATGGGTTACAACACAACAAGGAACCTGACAGCAGTGTACCTCAATGGGCAGAACTTTGGGTTAGACCTATACGCAACTGAAGCTGACATATTGGCAGCAGGTAGCGAATCAGAGTTCTTCCAGACTAGCCCAGTGGCTTTAGGCTATGAGTGCTTCATGAACCAAACGGAATGTGAAATATGAGCCTAGAGAATACTGAACTAAAAGTAGGGAACACCTCATTTAAAGGTGTGTGGATAGCCATTGTGCTGACGATAGGTACTAGCATTGGCGGGACAGTCTGGACTGCTTCAAGTCTGTACTCAAGGCTTGAGACTGTAGAGGCTGTAAAGATACCTAACATCAAACCTGTTACAGAAAGAGTGACTCTAATAGAGCAACGATTGCAGGACAACGATGTGGGTCAATTAAAGGCTAAATTAGCCACTTTAGGGACACACCTAGAGACTATACTAACCCAACAAGAAAAGCTCTTAGAAATCAAAGCAGAGCTTTCTGAGCTATCCAAAGAGATAGAGGCTATGAAAGCTGTTGTTAAGCAGGGAGAACTTATTGCTGACAGCATGGGTGATGTGGATACACGGATGAATAAACTAACTAAAGAAATAGAGGACTTGTGGCAGGGTATGAACTACCTGAATGCAAGCCCCTTACAGAGGTAAACTATGTTACAGCAATTAATTGGCCCCGTATCGGGATTACTAGATAAGTTTATAGAGGACAAAGACAAGAAGAATGCTATTGCTTTTGAACTATCGACCATGGCTGAAAAGCATGCACAGGCACTTGCGAAAGCGCAGCTTGAAGTTAATAAGACGGAAGCGGCACATAAAAACTTATTTGTTGCGGGTTGGAGACCTGCTGTGGGATGGGTATGTGTCCTTGGTATGGCGAGTAACTTTATGGTTATCCCACTGGCAAACTTTGCGCTTGCTCTGGTTGAATCTACGGTTGTGGTTCCAATCCTTGATTTGACTCAGATGATGCCTGTGCTTATGGGTATGCTTGGGTTAGGCGCAATGCGAACAGTAGAGAAAGCCAAAGGCGTTCAACGGGAGAGATAACATGAAGAAAGATTCTAAGCTAGAAGAACTCCATGAGTTATTGGCAACAATACTATTGGATAAGATAAGAGACCCTGAGTGTAAATCAGCAGAGCTTAACGTAGCCCGTCAGTTCCTGAAGGACAATGACGTTACAGCTATCCCTACTGATGAGAATGCCCTAGCACAACTGCTAGAGGACTTACCTTTCGATTCAGACACAACACAAATCCAGTAAGGAATACCTATGTCTTTATATAAGAACATGCAGATTAGAAAGAAGAAGGGCATCAGTCGCTCTAAGAAGAAAAGCACTATTGACCCTAAAGTCTACGCAAAGATGAAAGCCAAGAAGGGTGGCTTCAAGAAGAAGGGGTAAGTTATGGCTAAGTATCAAGGCAAGACAGTTAAGCTAAACAGCCCCTCTAGGATTTCTAAAGGGGAACCTGGAGCGGGCAGGAAGAAGTCTAAGGTCTACGTTAAGGATGGCGCAAAGATAAAGAAGGTGATGTTTGGTGACCCTAACATGACCATCAAGAAGAACAACAAAGGTAGACGTAAAAACTTCAGGGCTAGACATGGATGTGACAACCCAGGCCCAAAGACCAAAGCAAAATATTGGAGCTGTAAAGCGTGGTAAATAAACAGATATTAGACTTTAAGAACTTCTTATACATGGCATGGAAGCACCTTAACCTTCCTAACCCTACACCCATTCAGTATGACCTTAGTGATTATCTACAGAACGCTGAGGAGCGCAGGATAGTTATCGAAGCATTCCGTGGTGTTGGTAAATCATGGATAACATCTGCCTTTGTCTGTCACCAACTGCTGTTAAATCCACAAGAAAACATCCTTGTAGTATCAGCTTCAAAGACACGGGCAGATGATTTCTCTACCTTTACCCTGCGCCTCATCCACGAGATGCCCATTCTGGCTCACCTAAGACCCAGAGATGGACAAAGAATGTCTAAGATTAGCTTTGATGTGGCTCCCGCTAAAGCCTCTCACGCGCCTTCTGTGAAGTCTCTAGGTATTACAGGCCAACTTACAGGTTCTCGTGCAGGAATAATCATCGCAGATGACGTAGAGTCAGCAAATAACTCTATGACACAGATGATGAGAGACAAATTAGCAGAGACAATCAAGGAATTTGAGGCGGTATTGAAGCCTGGAGGACGTATTATCTTCCTTGGAACCCCTCAAACAGAGATGTCTATCTACAATTTACTCGATGAAAGGGGCTATAAGACCCGTATTTGGCCAGCTAGATACCCAGATGACAGGCTAAAAACAGCTATGGGGTACAAATTAGCCCCTATAGTAGCTGATGAACCTGACGTAGAGGGGCAACCTACAGACCCTGATAGGTTCGATAGTGACGATTTGCTAGAACGTGAGGCATCCTATGGTAAATCAGGCTTTGCTTTACAGTTCATGCTTGATGTATCCCTATCAGATGCCGATAAGTACCCTCTAAAGGTCAATGACTTTATGGTAATGTCTGGCCCTAGTAGCTGGTCTGAAGCCCCTGTAAGCGTTCAGTGGGCATCAGGAAGAGAACAGATAGAGAATGTTAAGCAGTTACCTAATGTTGGACTGAAGGGTGACTATTGGGCTGCACCCATGAACGTGTCTACAGAGACAGCTAAGTGGGATGGCTCAGTGATGTCCATTGACCCCGCAGGTAGGGGTAAGGATGAGACAGCATACACCGTAGTCAAGATGCTTAAGGGACAACTGTACCTGACAGCAGCAGGTGGCCTTAAGAATGGCTATGCAGATGAAAGCCTTGAGGTTCTCTGTAGGGTAGCTAAGGAACAGAAGGTCAATAAGATTATCGTAGAGAGTAACTTTGGTGACGGTATGTTTACACAGCTAATCAAGCCAGTGTTGACTAGAGTACACCCAGTATCTATAGAAGAAGTAAGACACAACACCAATAAAGAGAAAAGAATTATAGATACCCTAGAGCCTATCCTAAACCAACATAGGCTAGTGGTAGACGATAAGGTGATACAACAAGATTATCAGTCTGAAGTAGACCTTAAGTATAAACTATTCTATCAACTTACCAGGTTGACTAGAGATAAAGGCTCTCTGATACACGATGATAGGCTAGATGCCCTTTCTATAGCTGTAGGCTACTGGGTAGAAACCATGGATAGAGACATACTCAGAGCAGTAGAAGACCATAAGAAAGACCTACTGAGAGATGAGTTAGATAAGTTCATGGAATCCTCTATAGGGAGACCCCAAAAGAGAGATAATTGGGTTCAGCTAAGGCGTTAAGACAGACATTGTATGTCATTGATTTACTTATATATATTAATACCCACCA